TAGCGACTGTTGCTGTAACATCCGCTAACCTACGTTTTGCTTAATCAGTAATACGTGTAACGCAAGTTCAAAAAGCACCTTCGGGTGCTTTTTGTTTGACTTAAATATCAGGATGAAAGTAGAATCGGACAAGGATTTTAAACAACTGCGTGATCAGTTCACAGCATGGCGTCATCGCTTTCCTATGTTTGTCCATGATGTGCAACGCATTGAAAAAATAATAAATCAACACATTACTGCGCACAGTAAAATAATGGTCATGTACAGACAGACCAAAAATCGCAGCTACCTAGAAAAAGCACAGCAAGAAATCAACACTATCAACACAGTATTAGCCACAGTAGAAAAAATGGAACTGATGAGTCTACTAAGCCGCGGATAAATAAAGTATCTAGAAGAATTATGCGGTACCCGCCGCGTAGACCTAGAACGTCAATCATTAAGGAGAAACAAATGGGACGCCCACTAAGAAAAAGTCAAGACCGAGGAGCATCAAACCCAAGCGTTGATGTAATTGGAACCCCACTAGGTACAGCAAGAGGTATCCGTGTTGAAGCATTTACTACTCAAGCATACACAGATGCAACTTATAACACAACAACTAATTATGCTTATATTGTTAAGCAGCGCGGTGCAAAAACTTTTGTAGTTGCAAACCAAGCAGGAGCAACAGCTGTTTGCAAATTACAATCAACTATTCCAACCGCCGCAGGTCAAATGAGAATCAACGGATACATTGGCGGAAACGGTGCAGTACCGACCCCAATTGCAAAGATTACCAAGCGTGTTGCAACAGACTTTAACGGTAAACGTTATACCTGGTTATTACTCAACGATTCAACATCAGATTATATTGCACTAACAGCAACTTAATCAAGGAAGTCTAATGGGACAGTTTCTTAGAGTCAACGGTGACTACAACATTCGAGCAGGCGATGGTGCCAAGATAACACTTGACACCGGGCCTGTTGCGAGTGGCGGATCGGTTAGAGTCACTGGCAACCTTGTAGTTGAAGGTGATACCTTTAATATCAGTACCACCAACCTATCCATCGAAGACAACATTATCTCGCTGAACAATGGAGAAGTTGGTCCAGGAGTATCGCTGGGATATTCTGGTATTGAAATTGATCGTGGCAACACAACCTCAGTATCACCACAGAACAACGCCAGCTTCCTTTATGATGAAAGCACTGACTCATGGATGCTAGCACACGGGTCAGCACCAGGACCGTTTAACTTTGATGCCAGCAGTCTAAGACTCAAACAGATACTAACAAACAGCACCACCGATTCAGGTGACCTCACACTAATAGGTACAGGCACCGGAGTAGTAAAAGTGTTGGGCACTATTAATTATGAAGATCAAGTCACAGAAGATGATGATATTCCAAACAAGAAATTTGTTGATGATGCAATTCAAAATAATCCCACATTTCAAATTGTAGCACCACAGGCTCAAGATACCAGAGTGGTCATTGCAGACAAAGATATCTCTCCTAATCTCGCAGGCACGGCTGGATCGCTGGCATATTTTACAGCAACTACTAGTTATAATACCTTTGGTGAAAGTGCAGTTTCCGTGATAGTAGACAATGCTCTAGTCGGACAGTTTTATGCAAATAGATTCGAAGTCGGCGATTTAGAAATCGGTGGAGGGTTAGATCGCAATGAAATTACAAGTCGTGGCGGCATAACCAATGAAAACATTTTTGTTAGAACTCAAGGCACAGGTAAATTACACACAAATTATGCCATGCAGTTTGAAAAAATTGGCACTGTTCCTAGTTATGTTTCAAACAATGTGCTAGTATACGCAGCCGAACCAGGCACCGGTACCTCGGGCATATATTTTGTCAATGACGGTGCAGAAGCTGCTAGACAAAACGGCGAGCTAATAAGTAAAAACAAAGCACTGGTATTCAGTATGCTATTTTAAGAGACGACTATGATAAGAAATTATGAAAACCCAGAAGGCACACTATCACTGATAGATTCCGGCAGTGTCACAATACCTGTAAAAGTGTTTACTAGTTCGACCACAGGTGGACCAATCGCAGGTGGCGTAATAGGTAGAGAAAATGCTGTGACCACTATAGCATTGTGCAACACACTAGCACCAGATGCTGCAGACGAAACTGCTAATTCAGTTACAGTTAATATATACGTGGTAAGAAGCGGATTGAGTTATGGTCCAGGCAATCTTGTAGTTAACAGTCTAGTTGTACCTGCAGGTGAAACTGCGTTCTTCTCAGAAGAACGCATAGTATTAGCCAGCGGCGATGCTATATGGGTTGGAACATCATCAGCTGCGAGGTTGGCTGTTACAGTGAGTGTTCTAGCAGTATGAAATTCTTAAAGACCAAAAATATTTCGCAGTTCAGTATCAACGATCGTGCCTTGATATACTATCCTGCCGGTAATGGACCAGGTAACAGAATAGTAGTTAACGCCAACGGCGGTATGATGCTGCCCAAAGGCACAACTGCACAACGTCCACAGCTGACCGGTGTTCGCCAACCCACAGACGCCAACGGCACAATCAGATACAACACAACTATTCCTGCACTAGAAGCCTATGTAGGCGGTGCTTGGGTCACAGTGGCCAGCCCCTTTGCTGCTGCTATTACCAAACAAACCTTAGGCCCAGGAGATGGTACTAGTACTATTTTTGGACCGTTGAACAGCACCTATGCACCATCGTATGCTGCCAGTGCAGACAATGTACTGGTGTTAGTAGAAAACGTCATGCAGATTTCCACTACTAACTTTACAATAAATCAGAATCCCACATCCACAGGTTCGGGCGCTGAAATTAATGCCACATCATTAAGCAGTGCCAACAACGGTACTAGTTATATAATTACTTCAGTGGGAAGTACAACATTTACATCATTTGGTGCGGGTGCAAATACTGTAGGTACAGTATTCACTAAGTCTGGCGGAACACCTACTGGCACAGGCAAAGTGCGAGTTGCGGGGTATTACCTCACATTTACATCTGCAGTACCAAACACAGGAGGAGGCGGTAATCCAGTCTACGTAACAGTATACTACGGATACGCTAACTAATCATGAGTCAATTGGGGCGCATAGGTGGTCAGGTATTAACAGACAACCTGTTACGTGCTGGTGTTGATCTTGCGTTTGAAACTGATCTACTGTATCTTAATGTAACTAATCAACAGATTGGTATAAGAGATTCTTCTCCAATTTATACTCTTGATGTTAACAACAACATCTACACCAATGATCTCACAGTGGTCACACAACTTGCTCCGGGCAACTTGCGTTTCAATGCTCCCAACACTATTTCTACCAGCGTAGGTGGTATTGATGTTTATATCAACGGTGGCGGTGAAATATTTCATGATAGACTTGGCACAGACAATCTTATCCTAGATGGCAATCTTATATCTAGTGTATCTAACAGTAACATAGTGTTAGACCCCAACGGCTCAGGAACAGTAGAGTTAAAAACCAATACCAATATCACCGGAGACCTTTCAGTCAACGGTAATATTTCTATGAATGGAAATCTTACAGGACTAGGTACACTGACATTTGGTAATAATCAAACATTTGATACAGTGACCATAAACACTGATTTCACACAGAGTATCATACCCGGAGACGATCTCACATTTGCCATGGGTGCTGACGCAGGCGATTCTACTGCAAGACGTTGGAGTCAAGCTCATTCACCTGATTGGACTTATATCACAACCGGTGCATGGCCTGGCAGCGGCCTTAGACCTCAGACTGCTACAATCAGTAACCAACTAACTCTAGATGGAACAATTAATAAAATTTCAGGATCGCAGAGCAATGACGATGTGCGATTACTACCGTTCACTGGCATCACACGCATAGAATCCACACGATGGCAGAACGACGATATCACTAATCTGCTAAACACTCCCATAACTTTTTCTAGTACAGGCATCGGGTATGTGAGATTTATGGGAGACAACGGTGTTGTAATTCCAGCAGGCACATCTGCTGAAAGAAGAGCCAATCCTGAACTAGGTGAAACACGCTGGAACACCACAGTACCATTAGACCAATATTTAGAAAGCTACGACGGCAGCGTATGGGTACTATCCACAGGCGGTGGTGAAATTGTTACTCAACGATTGATGGAAGATCTTGGATTTATATACAGTGCAATACTGGGATAATGCCAAAATTGATAAATAAATTTAATTGCAGAAAAGACCATTTTTGCAGGATTCGACTGCGGTAAACCGGCAAAGAGCGCAAGCTGAGAATCTGGTTAACGGTGTAACACCGGGTAAATTGGAGAGCTAATGGCTATCGGTCGCATTTCCGGTCAGCTCTTGAAGTCAAATCTTCTTCGCGCAGGCGAAAATTTGGCATTCGAGACAGACCTACTCTATCTAGATGTTGTGAATTCTCGAATCGGAATACGCACAGCGACCCCCACGGTTGACCTCGATGTCAACGGACACACTCGGTCTACAAATATCACCGTAGACAATCAATTAAATGTTGGAGATCTACACTTTACTGGCAACACAATCACCAGTGATTCCAGCACTATAAATTTTGCAGCAGCAGCAGGCGAAGCCACTGTTTATCATTCAAGACTGCAGATAGACGACCTACAACTGCAGGGCAACATCATATCAACCACTGTCAGCAACAGCTCGATAGAAATTGATCCCAACGGTACTGGCACAGTTAACATCATTGCTAATACCAATATCACTGGAAATCTTGTAGTCACCGGCAATGTCAACGCCACTGGAAATCTAGTTATCGGCGGCAATATAACCATTGGTGATGCTCTCACAGACAACATTGTAATCAATGCTAGTATCCGCAGTGATCTAGTACCAGAAACTGATAACACCTACGATTTAGGATCTCCTACATTCCGTTGGAGATCTATCTACGTCAATGAATTCTTCACAACTTCATTAAATGTTCCAACTCTAGATGTTGGAAACTTGATGTTCCGTGACAACGAAATCACCACCACTACTGGTCAGGATCTTTACATTGACGGAAATGGTTCCGGTGGTGTGAGATTAGGAAATTTCCGTATAGTAGACAATGTTATTACAAACGTGTCTACAAACGCAATTACACAAATAGCACAAAGCGGCACAGGATATTTTAAAATACAAGGCACCAACGGTTTTGTTCCACCTAGAGGTGATGACGGACAACGCCCAACTGCATATGCAGTGGTAGGTATGACCAGATATAACATAAACTCAAAGGCTTTGGAAATTTGGGACGGCATATCATGGGCATCTCCAGCAGGCGCATCAGGAGCTGTTTCAGAAATTGGTGCCAACGATATTTCAGCGGGCTTTGCCATCGCACTAGGATAAAAATAAAATGCCAACCCTATTTAGACACGCAGTAACAACATCAGTCGGAACTACTCCGGTAGATGTTCTACAGATTCAAGCAGGAGTTAGAGCCACGGTGATAGGCTGCAATATTGCCAACACCACCGACTATGACACTGTGGTTGTTAACATGTATGTGGTAGACGAATTTTCCACACAAGCTACCTATGTGCGGGGTATTGTCATAGCTCCCAACACCACAGCCAAGGTTATTACACAGGGTGAAAAATTAATTTTACCTGCGACATCTGGAATTCGAGTTGAAGCAGATACTGAAGACAGTATAGATGTTGTGATCAGTTATGTTGAGATATCATAAGGATATATTATGCCAAGCCCATATTATTTAGGTCAAAGCCCAGATGAAGCACTAGGAGATTCGCCAAGGTATTGGTATGCTCTACGCAGAAATGAAGACGGAGAATTATTTCTTTTAAGAAGTGATCAACTCAAAGACAAAGACAGCATCGAATTGAATCTTCCTGGAGCACCTAATGAAAACTTTGAAGATTTTGAGCCAGGCATAGACTACTTTGACGGTGTCACACAAGATCACGAAATTGAATATGAAAATTTAGTATGGACGCAATATCGCTGGGACAATAGAAACATGTTGTACTACATTGACAATCAGGGAAGACTAACCCAACGAGTAAATCAGGGCTATGTCTACCCCACTGGACACTCAAGTTAAAACGGAATAAATTATGGCAGAATTTAGAATCAGTAGAATTAGATATACATGGAGAAATTCGTGGACCGCAGCCACGGCGTACAATCGTGATGATGTGATCAGATATAGCGGATCTACATGGATCTGTCAGCGTCAACACACCGCTGGAACATTCGCTGCTGATCAAACATATCTAGCCAACGAAGGCGACACAACACCGTCACCAGCTTGGTTTAAAATGACCGACGGGTATGCATGGAGAGCCACATGGGCTGGCACTACTTTATACAATCCAGGCGATCTTGCTCTGTACGGCGGAGTGATATATCTATGTGTTACCAGTCATACCTCATCAGCAACATTTGCTGCCGGCTCGTCAAATTGGGCTGTTTACCTTTCCGCAGACAATTGGCGATTAGCCTGGGCTCCGGCTACACGCTACGGCATAGGAGATGTGGTAAGATACAACGGTATAGTCTATCGTTGCATAGTAGAACATACATCGTCAACTACAGCGTTGGGATTAGAGATAGGCAACAATGATACTCAGGATGATAGTACTGGAGAACTGTGGCAGATTTATTACGAAGGTATAGCTTATGTAGGAGAATGGACTTCTGCTACTAGATACAGACCCAACGATCTTGTAAAATACGGCGGCAGTGTTCTTCGATGTGTGGTAGGCCATGTGGCTGCTGCAAACATTACTAATGCTAATTTTGTCACTGAATTTTCTGGACAGAATTTTTATAACTCATGGACCAACACAGTTTATTATGCTGTTGGTGACATAGTTAGACATGGTGGCTATCTCTATGTGGCTGCTGCTAACAACTACGCCAGTATTAGTCCGTCACAGGACAGCGTAAATTGGACTGTATTATCCAAGGCAGTAGAATTCGTAGGTACATGGAATGCCGATGCAGATTATAAAATTGGCGATGTTGTTCGCCGCGGAGGCAATCTCTATATAGCCACAGCAGATACCACTCACGATGGTAGTTCATTGGATTATTTAGATGCACAAAATTGGCAAGTAGTTACTACTTCACAAAATTGGCGCGGCCCGTGGGACATAGGTACCTCTTACAGTGTCAACGATATTGTGATATATCTTGGCAACACATACGCTTGTAATTTTGAACATGTGGCTGCAGATCAAAATCTTCCAGGAGACAACGGATCAGGTTTCTTCTATTGGGATCTAATTCTACAAGCTGGACAACAGTCTGGCATGAGCCTACGAGGGGATCTGCTGACATATGATCTTTCAAGAGCCTTACAAGGAGACGGCAGCTCATTTGGTCCTGCGTCTGTTCCTGTTGGATTAGAAAATCAAGTAGTCATAGCTAACGATCAAAACAGTGTTGACTATGCGTTTTGGGGTGATGTTGCTAGAGTGAGATATGTGAGTTTAGACGGCATTGATGACAATACAGATCCAGAACGTGGCACCAGTCAGTTTCTTCCTTGGAGAACTGTACGCTATGCCTGCGAACGAGTAGATGACGGATTTGCCGGCAACACCACTATTAAAGTTGCAGTGGGAGAATACGTAGAGATTACTCCTATCATGGTACCACGCAATACTGTGGTCCTGGGTGCAGAATTGAGATCTACAACTATCAAAGCCTCTCCATCGATATTATCCACAGCAGATCGTCCTTATACTATTGCAGCACTGAATAGAATTTCAGGAGTGATCCAAGCAATTGTAGCAGGAACAACAATTAGTCCTGCAAAATCTGCCGGAAATATTTTAAATCCTGTTGTACTAACAGAGCAAGCTCCAGCATCATTTGTTCCTCCCCGATACGACGAGTTCGGCCTAGAAATTTTTGACACAGTAACACAAAATCTCAGCACCAGCAACATTGCTGCAATAGCTATTCAGGCTAAAATTGCCAACATGATATCCTATATTAATTTTTATATTAATTCAACAGGATCAGATCCAGAATTAGTAGGTACAAATACTGAGATAACATCTACACCATATACCAACACATTATTGGTACTAGAAGCCAATAAAGAATTCTTGGCTGCAGAAGCTGTGGCGTTTATCCAGTTTGTGTATCCCACATACGTATTTGACGCAGAGTTATATAAAACAAATGTGCGTAGATGGATAGACGCTTGGAAATATGACATAATCTATACTGGTAATTACAAATCATTGTTAGAAGCAAGATACTACACAAACAGTGTGCTAGGATGCACAGAATATGAAGACATGTTTTATGTGAGAAATTCCACAGGCATTAGAAACTGCACACTAAAAGGACTCGAGTCATCTTTAAGTCCACCTGTGGCATTTGACTTGTATCAACTTCCATTGGGAGGTTCATATGTGTCACTAGATCCAGGATGGGGTCCTGCAGACACACGCACATGGATTGACTCACGCTCTCCGTACATTCAAGGTGTAACCACTATAGGCACAGGCTGTGTTGGACAAAAAGTAGATGGCGCACTACACAACGGCGGCAACAGATCTATAGTGTCTAATGACTTTACACAAGTGCTCAGCGATGGTATTGGTGCATGGGTATTAAACAATGCCAGAGCAGAGTTGGTATCTGTGTTCTCATACTATGCACACATCGGATACTTGGCAGAAAATGGTGGAATTATTAGAGCCACCAATGGTAACTGCTCATACGGGTCTTATGGTGTTATTTCAGATGGCATTAATTCTACAGAAACACCGGTGATAGCAAGAAACTACACCAGAGCACAACAGGCCATAGTGGCAGCAGCATTTGCTGGGGACTTTGTTGACGAGATACAGATTTTAGAATGGACCAATGCAGGACAAGATTATTCCAGCGTGACAGCTGACTTTGTTGGAGCTGGTATTGATGCTGATGTGATATTTGAAGATTTTCGAGATGATGCAGTATTTGAAGCTAGACTACTAGATGGTAACGCAGGCACCGCACTTATTTCGCAGACCATCGGTGGCGGTGGATACATTCTAGTACAGAACAACGCACAAACAGGCAATGCTACTACTATTACTATAGCTTCTAATGATGCAAACTCCATCACACAATATCTCGGCATGCGTATTATTATTACTAGTGGCGCAGGTACAGGACAATATGGTTACATCACTGCCTACAACAATATCTCAAAAGTAATAACAGTAGCTAGAGAATCCGATGATCAGCCAGGCTGGGATCATGTGGTTCCTGGTAAACCTCTTACAATACCGTTGTTGACCAACACCACATACAGAATAGAACCTAGAGTGATATTTGCAGCTCCTCAATATTCAGCACAAGAAGTAATTGCTCCAACTAACACTACTTGGAAAGACATAATCTACGGTGAAACCACAGAGACTTATACTAATATAGCAGTCACTGAAGCCGGTACAGGTACGACCCTAGGAACTATTGTAGCAGCAACAGCCACATTTAATGTGGTAAAACATGGCAGAAATTATACTCTAACTATCAACAACGGCGGCGCAGGGTATCAAGCTGGACAGCTACTAACCATTAATGGCAGTCTCCTAGGCGGTGCAACACCAGTCAATGATTTAATTATTTTAGTTACTGATGTCAGCGACGACAGCACTAATTCAATATTGGCTGCACAACAAAAAACCTACGGCACAGGCGAAGATAACGAAGCTGCTAGCGGACGATTTGTAGCAGTTTCATCAGGCGGATCGGCTGCACTCTACAGTGAAGACGGTGTTGAATGGAATCAATTTAACATGCCAACTCCAGGCGACTGGAAATGTTTGGCAGCAGGTAGAGTAACCTATCCTGCAGTAGGTAGTTATCAATTTGTAGCCATACGTCAAGACAGTAATGTTGCAGCTAGTTCACCAGACGGCATAAACTGGACAACTCGAACTATGCCAGCATCACGACTGTGGAATTCAGTCATATACGGCGGCGGAGTGTTCATTGCTATAGCCACTGATTCAAATTCAGCAGCATACAGTTTGAATGGCACTAGTTGGACTAGTGTAACACTGCCGTCAGGCGATTCTACTCTTAATGAATGGACAGATGTAGCCTACGGAAAAAATACTTACGTGGTGTTAGGAAACAATGGAAACAGTGTGGCCAAGGGCACATACAACTCTACACTAAACACATGGTCGTGGAATTTTTACATCATGGATGTGATTGCAGATTCCAGCGCCAAAAATTGGGTCAGCATTGCTTATGGCAACGACAGATTTGTTGCCATATCTAACACAGGAGATGTAGCCTACAGTTTCACTGGCGAAGATTGGTTGCCAGCTACTATGCCATCACAAGACGGAAGCACAGCACACAACTGGAAGAAGATTCGCTACGCACAAGGGGTGTTCTTTGCCATAGGTGACACTGGGGGTCGTGATGTTGGTGCCGATCCTGCGGAAGTTCCTTCAAACTATGCAGCCCAGTCTGCAGATGGTATAGTATGGACATCAAGAACATTGGCTTCTACTGCAGAATGGGTCAGCGTGGCATTTGGTAATCCTTATATAGATGCTAGAGATTCCACAGTAGGCAAAAACTCACCAATGTGGATAGCCATAGACAACACCGATAAATTCAATAAGATTCAGACCGGTGCACGAGCCCTGGGACGAGTTACACTAAGTTCCGGTATCATACGTTCGGTGAAATTATGGGATCCGGGCTCAGGATACACACAAGGACCTACATGTACATTAGTCGATCCTAACAATGGAACTGAAGCACTTGTCGAAACAAGAACCGCTGACGGTGTTATAGGCAGCACTAGTTGGATTAATCGAGGACTAGGATATCGTACTCTCAGTACCACAGTCACAGTTACCGGCAACGGATTTGCAGATGTTATACCGTTTGGTAAATTTATTGTCATAAACGATTTGACCACATATCCAACTCTCGGTGCTAATTTAGTAATCACAGGGTTAACTGGATCATACACATTAGTGGCCCTTGAAGAGATAGGTCCTACCGATAGAGGACTAGCTGCAAGAATACGTATTACGCCAGAAATTAAAGTTCGCGATAATCTACAACATCTTACAGCGATCACAATTAGATCACAGTTTAGCCAGTGTAGAATTACAGGTCACGATTTCTTAGATATAGGTACAGGTAATTTTGAAGAAACTAATTATCCTGAATTGTATGCAGGATTCTATACCCCTGCTCCAGAAAACGAAGTAGTAGAACTAGATCGAGGCAGGGTGTTTTATAGTTCAACTGACCAAAGCGGTAACTTCCGAGTCGGCGAGCTGTTTGCTGTTGAGCAGAGCACAGGTATAGTAACTATTAGTTCTGATTTCTTCGATCTAGCTGGATTGTCAGAATTGAGATTGGGTGGTATTAGAGTAGGAGGAACCGGAGCAGTGGTTCGAGAATTCTCCACAGACCCATTGTTCACTGCAGATTCCAACAACATAGTACCAACTCAGCGTGCCATTGCAGCATATCTTGCTTCAAGATTAAGCGTTGGTGGTTCGGAAATTGCAGTAGGCAGTTTTATCGCTGGTACTATTCTAGTAGGTCCTGATAGAATCGGCAACGTGGCGAATCTGCGTGTTATAGTACCGGTAGTAGCAGAATTTAATGGTGCAGCATCTGGAATAACTGGTTTGATGTTAGCACAAACAATGTTTTACAAGTCTTTCTAATGAACCACATAACAAACTAAATATAGAATACGGAGTAGAAAATGGCAGAATTTAAATTAGGTAGAATTCGATTTGTATGGAAGAATACATGGACCGCGTCAACAACATATTATATTGATGACGTTGTCAGATACGGTGCTCGCACATATATTTGTGCGGTAGGGCATACTTCTGCTGCAGATTTTAATACAGATCTAGAATACAGTCCAACCAAATGGAATCAAATGAGCGACGGTCAATCGTGGACCGGCGACTGGAATGTTGGTACTTTTTACAAACTCAACGATGTAGTCAAGTACGGCGGACTGCTATACATTTGTAACGATAGTCACACTTCTGCAGCTACCACTGCGTTGGGATTAGAACAAGATCAAGCCAAATGGACTGTGTATGCAGAAGGATTTGATTGGAAAACCAATTGGACAACGTCTACTCGTTACAAGGTAAATGACCTAGTCAAGTACGGCGGATACACCTATGTGTGTAATCTTCATCACACTTCAGCTTCTACCGCAGCATCTGGTCTGGAAGCAGATCAAGCCAAATGGGACACATTCAATCCTGGTGTAGAATACAAAGGCACATGGTCCACTGCTGTTAGATACAAGCTCAATGATGTAGTAAAATACGGTGCTGGACTGTGGATCTGTGCTATTCAACATACCGCAGATGCTTCGTTCCTAGTTGACAGTGGCGCAGGTCGTTGGACCCAGTTCACCGAAGGCACTGAATTTGAAAACACATGGAATAATGCAACTCTGTATCAACCTGGAGACATTGTTGTATATGGCGGTAATCAATACATAGCAAAAACTGTGCATACTGCCGCAAGTGTTACAGAAACACCCACAACACAAGCGTCTAGATGGGATCTGTATACAGAAGGGTTTAAATTTCAATCTGCATGGACAAACACCACATCATACAAGATAGGTGAAGTAGTCAGAGTAGGCGGCTATACTTATTTGGCAGCACAAGATTCACCATCAAACACTTATACTGTTACAGCAGCCACAGCATCTACTGATACATTTACTATAGCTGATACCACAGGCATAGTAGTAGGTATGACAGTGAGATTCACTGGCTCAACATTTGGCAATGTGTTTACCACATCCAGATATTATGTAAAAACTGTAGCAGCCGGTAACATCACAGTGAGTACAACTCCAGGCGGTGCAACATTTAACGTTACTGCAAACGCATCAGGTTCAATGACTGCTGTGGTATCAGCAGAACCACCAAACACCGCATACTGGTCAAGTCTCAACGCTGGTATCAGCTGGCAAGGTCTATGGGCAGATGACAGAGATTATCTGCTAGGTGATGCTGTGAGATTTGGCGCTAATGCTTATATTTGTATGCTAGCTCACAGATCAGAAGGCGACGATGGATCTACAGTAGGCGCAGCTGGCGGCGGCCAAGCCAACAGCAGACCCGATCAAGACAGCACAGGCACATACTGGAGTCTATTAAGCGTAGGATCTGAAACTGATATTCTTTCAGTAAGAGGCGATTTAGTTTACTACGGCGGTTCAGGCCCTACAAGACTGCCAATTGGCCGAGAAGGACAGGTCCTAGTTTCTACAGGAGTAGATCCAGAATGGGTCACTCTAGGTGAAACAGATTATACATATTTTGTAGCAACTACAGGTGTTGACGGGCCTTCACCAGTGCATGGCAGAACTTGGGATAAACCATTTAAAACCATTCGATATGCCTGTGAACAGGTAGAACGTGGTCCTCGCAATCCCGACGCAAGATATCTGTTAGAACTCAACCGTGTGTTTATTCAACGCGAAGTCACAGAATTTATTCAGCGTCAAATCACCACAAACACAGCACCATTTACTTCAGCATTTGTCTACAATGATTTCAAATGTGAGCGAGATGTAGGCTTTACATTAGATGCAGTGATCTATGATCTGTGCCATGGTGGCAATGTTAAATCACGCGGTGTTGCTAATTCATTGATTGGCGGACTCAGCGAAGGTGAAACAGAAGCATATCCAGGATTGGCCATTGAAGGCGACGAATCAGTAGCTGCCTACAACTACATGCTCACAGTTATTGGAAATGTTTTAGCACAGACAGCTCCGACAATAAATTATCAGACACTGAACGGCGATAATTCCACTGCCACAGTGGCTCAATATTTCAATGCAGATCTCACAGCAGAAACTACTGCACTTCCTACGATAACAGCAAGTGTAACACTGATTACAAATGCTATCACAGCTAGAGCAGCAGCGGTTACCGCACCTCAGATAGCAGCTGCCATAGCCAGTGTACCAGCAAGATACAGTCCTAGCAATCTAATCAATATAGCTACAGGTCAGTATAGAGAAACATTACCGATCATTGTGCCAGAACAAACCTGTGTACAAGGAGACGAACTGCGTTCGACCAATGCAGGTCCTGCAGGTAGTTTGACAAATAGATCAGATGCTGGCTACAGTGTAGGTGCATTAACTAGATTACAAACAGTGGTTGATCAAATTGTAAGAGGAGCTAATGTCACAGAAAGCGCCGGTAACACTGCCACACAGAGTGTAGCATTTCCATATGCCAGTACCGACGAAGCAGCAGATGCAGCACAGTTGGTTAGAGTTATGCAGCATCAGATTGATTTCAAGATCAGCTCTACATTCATGTTGAGTTCCGCAGACCCCACAGGATATAACATATCATTCCTATCAGGATTTGGTGATGCAAGAGCACTGTTACGTGAAAACAAAGAATTTATCAAAGAAGAAATCACTGCATTTTTGACAGTAAACTATCCCACAGTAAAATACAGCAGAACCAAATGCAAACGCGATGTAGCATTTATCGTTGATGCTATGAGCTATGATTTGACCTATGGCGGAACCTGGGCTACTCTAGTAGCTGGCACAGCATACTTTGACGGAGATAACAGCTCATCACTACAGATTGACAGCACAGAAATCGCTGCTACTGTGGCAGCTTACGGTAGATTAAAGGCTGTGGCACAATTGATCGTTGCCAATACGGGCGTGATCAAATCCACAGGCAATACTGCTACTCAATGGACCAGTGCTAATTTACCAGGCGGTTCCGCCGCTGCTGGCACAGTAGGAGCATTGGTAGACATCATCACTAATATCATACAAGGTGACTCCACTGAGGCTACAACACCACAGATTACAATTACTACCATAGCTTCATTGAACACGTTGACTAGTAACAATCATGGATTAAGCATAGGCGATGCTGTGATTCCGAGAGAAACTAGCAACGGATTGACCAACGGTGTCAAATATTGGGTAGTAGGCACAGTAACCACTAACACATTCCAGCTTGCAGCTACATATGGCGGAAGTGTGTTATCTTCGTTTACCAATGGTGCCGGCATCAGCATACCTGTAGAAGTTATAGATTATCCTACTGCTACTAATGCTGTTACATCAACCACTGCGTTGATTGCTGCTGCCGTGACTCTAGATGCTGCACAAGAAACCATAGTCGCTGCTGCTACTACATATCTCAGCACTAACTATCCTGCACTGGTCTACAACTCTGCTAAATGCGAAAGAGATACAAGACTTATCTTAGAAGCAGTGATGTTTGACTTTATGTTCAACAGCAACTTTAAAACTAGAGAAGCTGCTTACGCATATCTGCGGGCTAGCGCCAGCGATGTGTATTCACTGAATCAGAAAACAGCTACTCGTGCAGCGTTTGCATACGTAAAAGGATTGGCCAAAGCCAACGTGGGTGGTGATGCAACCGCCCAAGCTCGTATTGAAACATTAATGACTACACTAGATGATATTGTCTACGGTGCTACCAACGACGGAAGTCGCTGTGCCACTGGCAACAGAATGGTTGATTATGCTGTGCTGCAATTAGAGCGCAACAGATCATATATTGTATCAGAAATTGATGCGTACATTGATTCAACATACACTACCACAGTCACAGCTGCCACAGAAGCCACAGACGTATTCACTTGCACATCAACAGCATGGATGACAAGAAATGCTGCTATAAGATTCACAGGTACCGTATTTGGCGGAGTGAATACCACAACCACTTATTATGTGCAGAATGTGGTCAGTGCAACTACTTTCAAGATTGCTACAACAAGAGATTCAAACACAGCGTTTGATATTGATATCGCTGCTGTCAGCAGTGGTTCGATGACTGTGTCTCTGTTCTACAGCAGCACAGCCTGTCTCAGAGATGTTAACACTTACATTGATGCAATCAAGTACGATTTGAAATATCCAGGTAATTACAAATCCAGATATGCAGCTAGATATTACGCTAACAGCGTAACAGGCAGTTTGGAAGAGGACATGTATTATCTCAGAGACGCTACTGGCGTTAGAGATCAAACTCTGCAAGGACTTACTGGTGACTTGTTGGCCGAAAATGAATTTGGTACATCAAGAGTATCCGCAGGTGCATATGCATCTCTTGATCCAGGATGGGGACCTGAAGACTATCGTGCATGGATCATCACACGTTCACCATATGTACAAGGTGTAACCACCATAGGCACAGCCTGCGTTGGCCAAAAGATTGACGGTGCATTGCACAACGGCGGTAACGATTCTATAGTTAGCAATGACTTTACACAGGTCCTAAGCGATGGTATCGGAGCTTGGATTACCAACAACGGTCGTGCTGAATTGGTATCGGTGTTCTCATACTATGCACACATTGCATACCTAGCAGAGAATGGTGGACGTATTAGAGCTACCAACGGCAACAATTCATACGGTGATTTTGGTTCTGTGGCAGAAGGATTTGACGCATCAGAAACACCAGACACAGGTATTGTTGATAACAGACTACAGTTTGAAGCTGTGATTGATCGTGTAATCACTAACGGATCAGCATTGATTCAAATAGAATATCAAAATGCTGGCATAGATTACACAGAAGTTAGCTATACAATCACAGGTGGCGGTTCAGGTCAAGTTATTGAAACTGATGAATTCCGTGACGATGCTGTATTTGAAGTTCGCATGTTGGATTTGGTAGAAGATAGTACAAATGCTCCAGAAGCCGAAGGCAATCTTGGTGGCTTTGGATATATTACCAACTCTAACACTGCACAGAGCGGTACTTCTACTTCAGTTACTATCGCTGCTACAGACGGAGAATCCAGCACTGCTTACATAGGCATGAAGATTGTGCTCACAGGCGGAGCAGGTGTAGGTCAGTTTGGTATTATTAACACATATAATTCAGGTACTAAAGTAGCTGGATTGGTTAAAGAATCAGACGGCACTGCAGGATTTGATCATTTAATAGCAGGCACAGCAATTGTAACACCAGATGCTTCTACTACATACATCATTGAGCCGAGAGTGACATTTGCTGCCCCTGGATATACCAGTACAGCAAGCACATTGCCAACCAGCGGAGCATGGAGAGCTGTAAAATATGGTGAAACTGCCGCAGTTTATACCTCAGTCATAGGCACCTATGCAGGATCAGGAGTAGGCGCTACATTTACAGTAGTGCGCAACGGATGGAAATACACTCCATCTGTTCAAACCGCAGGTACAGGATATGTTAGATTACAGACTATAACTATTTTAGGTACAAGTCTAGGCGGCCTCAGCACTGCCAACGATTTGGTGATCACAATCACCGCAGTGAATTCTACCACAGGTGCTATCATAGACTTTGATCACAGCGGCTACGGCATTGGTGGTAGATATGTTGCCTTAAGAGCAGGCAGCACAGTGGGTGCAACGTCCGAAGACGGCCAGTTATGGACCACAAGAGCCAGCTTGATGCCAAGTGCAGCAAACTGGGATGCTATGGCTGTAGGTCTTTTTGATGATAATTCTTCTTTGAGCAAAGTCAGCAGATTTGTAGCAGTGGCAGGCACAAGCGCCAACACAACAGGTGCATACAGTGCAGATGGTATTACCTGGGTTGCAAGAAGCATGGTGACTTCTGCTACATGGGTCGATGTGACATTTGGTGCCCAAAAATTTGTAGCACTAGCTAGCGATGTAACCACAGTGCGAATCAGCAACGACGGCGAAAATTGGGATCAAACTGGTACATTAACTACCACTGGATTTACAGCTATCGCTTACGGTAAAAACAGATTTGTTGCAATCAAGAGTGGTACTAACGTAACTAATCATGCTACATCGACCACAGTCACAGGCACTTGGACTGCAGGCACATTGCCTTCTAGCTCAAACTGGAACAGCATTGCATATGGTAACAATAGATTCGTTGCTATTTCAAACACCAGCGGAACTATAGCTGCATACAGCTTGGATGGAATTACATGGGCAGCTAGCACATTGCCAGCCACAGCACTATGGACATCTGTTACCTACGGTCAGGGATTATTCCTTGCTGTGAGCACAACCACAGCAGCAGCAACTTCGCCAGATGGTGTTACATGGACTCTAAGAGCTACCAGCACAGCAGCTAGTGGCTTCTCAGCTATCACCTTTGGTAACAGAAATAGATACGGCTTGTTTGTAGGAGTTGGAGGCGGCACAGGTGATACAGCCACGTATATCAGAACTGGAGCCACCGCTAGAGGTCGCGCCAAAGTGGCTGCTAATAAACTGTTCCAGGTCAATATCACAGAACCTGGATCAGGTTATACCACTGTGCCTAACATCACATTCACTGATCCTAACAACACATTTGAATCTCCAGTAACAGTAAGGAAAAACAGTGGTGTATTGGCCAATCCTAGCTTTGTAAACAGAGGCTCACAATTTGTCACAGGCAGCGGTGAAATAAACACCGGCGACGGCTATTCAGATCTATTCCAATCTGGTACATTTGTGGCCACTCGCAGACTCAATCAACAACCTACACCAGGCTCCAACGTGGTATTCAGTCATTTGCCTAACAGAGTATTCAAGTTAGTGAATGTCATCACATTCCTTGGTGCAAATGACGGATCTTACACAGCGTTTCTGCAGCTCAGTCCTGCACTTACTATATCGGAAGCTCCACCTGACGGTGCAGCCGTTACTATGCGATTGAAATATAGTCAAGTTCGACTCACGGGACATGACTTCTTAGACATTGGCACAGGCAGCTTCATAGAGACCAATTACCCAGGACTACCACTGCAAGCGCCAATTCCTGCAAATGAAACTGTGGAACAAGGCGGTGGACGAGTGTTCTTTACATCCACAGACCAGGACGGTAATTTCCGAGTTGGCGACTTGTTTGCTATTGAACAAAGCACTGGTGTTGCTACATTGAATGCTGATGCGTTTAATATTTCAGGACTACAAGAACTTAACCTAGGCAACGTAACGCTAGGTGGCGGATCAGCTACTATTACGGAATTTTCAACAGATCCGTTCTTTACTGCTGATTCGGACAATATTGTGCCTACACAACGAGCAATCAAAGCATTTATTGCTGGACAGATCGGTGGTGGTGGTGCTAGCTTGAACGTGAACTCTGTGACAGCAGGTAGTATTTTTATCAGCTCTAACATAATCACTACCACAACTGCAGGACCAATCAAGATGAATGCAGTCTTTGAATTCAGAGGCGGTGTTATTGGATTGCCTATAGCATTCAATTACTTTTTGAACTAAATATATACATGGAGAATAAATTATGGCAACAGGAAGACTAGGAGTAGCAAATCTATCAGCGGCGACCAACACCCAGGTGTATGACGTACCAGACAATACATTTGCAGTAGTAACACTCAGCATATGTAATCGCAGCGCATCAGCAGTTACCGTTCAAGTGGCAATTTGCACTGCGGCAACGGCAGCAACCCCTGATCCGTCGGAATACCTTGAATTTGATGTAAGTTTAGCTGCCAAGGGTGTGCTAGAAAGAACCGGTATTGTTATGGATGCAGATAAAAGATTGGTGGTAAGATCCAGTGCTTCGAGCGTAAATGCTGTGGTCTACGGTATCGAAACGGCAACAGCTTAATAAAAGGATAAGATCATGGCAAGAAAAATCAATAGCGGACTTGTGGGTAGCCCTGCACTAGTAGGATCTATTCAAATTTCGCCCGAACAAGCCTTGACCACCGCGGCCAATCAAGATATTACTCTTAGCCCGGGCGGCACCGGGCGGGTCGTTGCTACTGCAAATTTTCAATTAAATGCACAGACCGATCTGAGGTTCGGAGATGCTGATTCTTCGAATTGGGTAGGATTTCAAGCTCCTGCAACAGTAACAGCTGATGTGTTATGGACACTGCCTGCCACTGACGGCTCGAACGGTCAAGTACTAACAACCAATTCGTCTGGAACATTGAGCTGGACATCAAAATCTATTGCAATTCAGGATGAAACAGCGTCGGCAAGCACCCACTATGTTATGTTTACCACTTCCACCTCAGGCAATTTAGCAACTGCAAACGTGTCAACTACCAAAGCGACATATCAGCCAAGCACTGGTAGAATGACTTTAGCCGGTGCGCAGACTGCGAGCAACATCACTAGTGGAACATTGGTTGTTACTGGCGGGGTTGGTATCAGTGGAGCATTGTATGTAGGTGCAGATATATATTCATATGCATCGTCGGATATCAGACTAAAAGAAAATCTTTCAAAGATCGATAATAGCCTAGAAAAATTATTAAAAATATCAGGATATGAATATCACTGGAATAAAATTGCGCAAGAAATGTACCCAGAACGCACCATGCAGGACGTGGGAGTTATTGCTCAAGAAGTAAAAGAAATAGTACCATCAGCTGTGGTCGAAAGAGAAGACGGCTATCTTGCTGTGAGATATGACAAATTAATTCCCTTGCTGATAGAGGCTGTTAAGGCTCTAAAAGCAGAAATTGAAGATATGAAAAGAGAGAATTAAAAATGCCAGTACAGTTATCGAATTGCGGAATAATTTTTGCCAACGGGCAACACAAGTGCCGCATTGAAGAACTCAATGAATTATACATATGGAATGCCAGCAACTGGAGTCCTCAAAACGGAGGCCGTTGTTGCGCTTGGGCAGTACCCACAGGGACCACTTCGATCAGATTTGAAATATTGTCAGGTGGTGGTCCAGGTGGCTCATCCGGTGGTGACTCTGATCACGGCGTTGGCGGGCAAGGCGGAAATTACGGCGTAAGAACACTGCAAAAATCAGTACATGGATTTACAGACGGCACAGTATACACAGTGTGTGCCGCAGGCTCGTCAGATTGTAGCTGCTGCTGTTCATGTAACCAAAATTGCCGTCATGGATGTACCAGCTTTGTTAATGGCACTGGCTTGAGCAACTTCTGTGCCATTGGTGGCATGGGTGGTTCAACTTCATGGGACATGATCTCTAACTGCTATAACTGCCACATTGGTAACATTCAATGCAGCGTGGGCAACTACAACGGCCCATGGGTTAATCAAGTTTGTGATAGTCCAGTATACGGATCTGATGTATGTTTTAGAGGAACATCTGGGTCATATAATCATCAGTACAACTGTTGCGCTGATGCGTTCTCAGTTCAAGGCTCACCAAGCGGTCCGTTTTTTGCAGGACACGGAATCGGCGGCAAACATCGCTGCGTAGGCAATCTAGCCTGCTGTTCAGCACACGCAGCTTTCCCAGGGGGAGGCGGCGCAGGACATGCAACTGACTCAGTTAATGCCTGCTGGGGCAGTTTCGGCGCAGGCGGCCTTGTTAGAATAACATATATCTAAGGAGAAATTAGAAAATGCCAGTACAATTATCGAACAATGGTATCGTTTATGGCAACAGCCAACACCAATGTAAAATTGCAGAACTAAATGAATTATACATTTGGAACGTCAACAACTGGAGTCCTCAAAACGGAGGTCGTTGTTGCGCTTGGACAGTACCTAACGGCACCACTTCAATCAAGTTTGAAATACTGTCAGGTGGTGGCCCAGGTGGTTCATCAGGTGGTGACTATGATCACGGCTGTGGAGGCCAAGGCGGAAATTATGGCGTAAGAACATTGACCAAGTCAGTGAATGGATTTACAGATGGTACTGTGTACACGGTGTGTGCTGCTGGATCATCTGATTGTAGCTGTTGCTGTTCATGTAACCAAAATTGCCGTCATGGATGTACCAGCTTTGTTAATGGCACTGGTCTCAGCAACTTCTGTGCCATTGGTGGCATGGGCGGTTCAACTTCATGGGACATGATCTCACAATGTTATAACTGCCACATTGGTAACGTTCAATGCAACGTAGGCAACTACAATGCTGGTTGGATTACCAACGTTTGTGATAGTCCAGTATACGGATCTGATATGTGTTTTAGAGGAACCTCTGGATCATACAATGCTCAATATGACTGCTGTGCTGATCACTTCTCTGTTGCAGGTTCACCTTCCGGACCAATTTCAGCAGGACACGGCATTGGCGGTAAACATATGTGCGTAGGAAACTTGGCCTGCTGTTCAGCACACGCAGCTTTCCCAGGTGGCGGTGGCGCAGGACATGCCACCGCATCAGTTAGTGCCTGCTGGGGCAGTTTCGGTGCAGGTGGCCTTGTTAGAATAACATATAGTTAAGGAGAAATAAATGGCAAAAATAACCAAAATGCTGAGATATAGCGTACCGGATTACTTATATTCGTTGGAAAATACGTTAGGTAAAACTAGTACACAGTTATACGAAGGCCCAGAAGAAATAGTCTTGTGGCTCGATAAAGAAACTGGGTACTTGATGGAGGCCTATGCACCAGAAGATGAACCCGATCGTCCACTACCATTGAATCTCAAAAGAGAAATATTAAAAGCAGACACTGACATAAACTGCTGCAAAATTGGATTGATCTACGGCGGATTAGAAGCACCAAAGATCTACGAAGTTTCTGTTGGCCCGGTTGATCAACCAAATGCCACAGTTGTAGATCCTTCAGATATTAGAGTTGTTTATGACAAAGACAGCGTAACTGTAGATTACACAGCACCTCTTAAATTCTTTGAGAATAAAAGAGATAGAAGTGATGAATGGCTCAGAAGTATAAGAAATTCAAAACTAGCTGCAAGTGATGGCAAAATTGCTCCAGATATGCCAGAATCTCTAAAACAACAATGGTTGGATTATAGACAAAAACTCAGAGACCTTCCCGACGATTGGTTAGAGGTTCCTAATTATCTTGTAAGATTTCCGCGGAGTCCTGAAGACGGGCCTAACATGGAGTTTGAAGATGAGCACGTTCAGGTTATTAGAATCGCAGACAGAGATGCCTCCGATGCTGATGCTTTACAAAATCTACCCCCAGGCGTTCATTAATTTCGAATAGTATTGTGCTGGCAACAGCACAATACTCAACGCTCGCTCACATTATTCTTAGAGGCCTAGCCCTCAAAATAAATATCGTACTAGATAGCAAAGGTTACGATATCAATGAAAAAAGCATTTTTTATAAATGGCGGCGCAGGCCGAGTACTATGTGCCATTCCCGCACTAGAGCACTATGTTAAAAACACTGATCCAACAGCAGTTATTGTTGTTGAAGGTTGGATCGATCTATATTTAACCAGCAAAATATTAGCAAATAATGTGCATCATGCTACCAACCCAGATCTTTTTGAAAAATTAAAAGATAGAGAAATCATAACTCCCGAACCGTATAAACTAAATGCATACTTTACTCAAAGATGCAATCTTGTGCAGGCGTTTGACATGTTGATCAACTACGATGTTCCGCCCGAAATCATCCCAGAAACAAAAGAATATAATATCTTTATTGGCAAAAAGGATATTGCACAAGCAAACGAACTAGTCAACGAAGCTAGAAATCATTTTAAAAAGCAACAAGTAGTAATCTTCCAACCATTTGGAAAAACAGCTGGATTACAGGGCAATACCATCATTGACGAAAGTGGTAGATCATTTGAAGTTGATGATATTGTAAAAATACTTGAAGAACTGAATAAAGATTATGCTGTTATAATGATGAGCGAGTTAAAAATTCCTGGAAACAAAGCACTAGGAGTAATGGTACCGGAGAGTGTTAGTTTATTACAATGGACTGCAATTATCAATGCTGCTGATTATTTCTTGGGCTGTGACTCGGTAGGACAACATATTGCACATGCCTTGAAGAAACCAGGCACGGTGGTTATAGGCGGTACATTCCCTGAAAACATTTCGTATCCTGGTAGCAGCACACTTACTATAATCGATAACGGCAAAGACGAAAGAAAATATTCTCCAATAAGAGTTGCGGTAGACATTAGAATTGATAGACACAATGAAAATCTAATGGTGCTCAATGACGAAACTATCAAGACAATTACCAAAGGAATTAAAAATACTTTGAGTAAAACTGCCAAGGCATATGTTGAACCTAAACAACCTGCTGGGTGTTCTGCACCTGGCTGTGTTTAAAATAAATGTCACAAGGAAAAATAATGAAAAAAACAGGATACATTGCAGGTATTGCTCGAGGGCATAATGCAGGAGTTTGCCTTTTAAAAGATGGACAAATTGTATTTTCTATTGAAGAAGAAAGACTATCTCGCTACAAATATGACGGCGGCCCGCTTGCGAGTATGATTAAAATTCTTAACTATACTGACAAGATTGATTATTTGGTAATATCTCACACACAAGGTCATGACGAACCAATAAACGATTTTGTAAGGCAAGATGTGTATTCTGCACTTGCTAGGAAGTTGAGATTAATCGACGATGTTAATACCCAAGTATTTAAATATCACGATCAACATCATAGAAGTCACGCCGCATGTGCATTTTATAGATCTGGGTTTGATAAAGCAAGTGCTATCATTGTAGATGGTGCAGGTACATTTATTGAACGCCTAGACGGTCAAACCATGTTTGAAGTTGAAAGTATATATGATTGTTCATACCCTGCAAACTTTGAGGAAGTGTACAAGCATTTTGGAGGCAACGGACCTTGGAAGACTGAACACTACAATAGTAATGGGAACGGTACAGAAGTTATAATTAATGATAAAACAGGTATTGTTAAAGCATATGAAGCAGTAACTAGATTTTGTGGTTTCGACTCAATAGAAGCGGGTAAAACTATGGGGCTGTTTCCGTACGGAGAACCGAACAAAGCACCTAAGATTTATGGTAATTTTGGCGGTAATAAAGATCTATTTACTAGTACATATCCTAACGGCGCACTGGTCAATGAAGAAGGCTATGCTGAGCTAGATGACAGAGTGTACGATCCGAAAGTAATTCATAGATCAGTGACTGACCCTAACGATCAACGACAGATGCAGCGTTACGAGCAACAAATGATGGAAGCTGATGCAGAAGATCTAACACAATTGGCTTCTAGAAGAAACATGGCTTACAATGTCCAAACTGAATCGCAACAACTAGTACTTGATTTGATTCTAAAATCAATTAAACGTACAGGTAATAAAAATATCGTTATCAGCGGCGGGTATGGATTGAATTGTGTTGCCAACTATTTCTACCTACAGCACTTACCGGAAGGTGTAAAGATATATGTTGAACCTGTTTCGAACGATGCAGGTACAGCTATGGGTGCAGCATTTTATCATTACTATAAAACATCTCAAGATACAAAAGTAAGATCAAAAGATGAAAATTTATTTTTAGGTCCGGTACAACATATCACTGAAGATGCAGTTATAGAAACTGCGGCCAAATACGGTGGCAGCGTAACAATAAATGTTGATTACAAAGATGTTATTAAAACTATCAGGTCTAAAAACATTGTGGCATTGTTTCAAGAACGATGCGAAAACGGTCCTAGAGCACTAGGCAATAGATCACTGATGTTTGATCCAACATTTGCCGACGGTAAAGATTTTGTTAATTTAATTAAAAAACGAGAATATTTTAGACCATTTGCTGCATCAGTATTACAAGATGATGTACATGAATGGTTTGATCTACGTGGCATGGAAGATTCTCCGTCTATGATGTATGCTGTAAATTGTCAGCCTGGCGTGAAAGAAAAGATCCCAGCAGTTATACACGTTGATGGTACCTGCAGAATTCAAACAGTGACTGAAGAACAAAACTTTCATTGGTATAATCTAATCAAAGAATTTAAAAATCAAACAGGCGTTCCTGCATTGTTTAATACCAGCTTTAATCTAGGCGGCGAGCCGCTGGTCGAAACCATCGACGATGCTATGCGTACTCTTTACAACTCGGGAATTAATTACATTTATTTTCCAGCTGTTAAAATGATGGTAGAGATTGAACACAATGACAGAGCATGATTAAAAAAATAAATGAACAAGACATATTTGCAGTTAATCCTAATTTTGAAGTACATGTACATCAGTTAGGTGATACCAAATGTGTCATTGTTGATAACTTTTATCTTAATCCTGACAAAGTTAGAGAATTGGCTCTTTCTATTCCAGCATCCAAGAGCATGATTAGAAACACATACCCTGGCTTGTCAATTAGTCTTGGTATCAATCTAACAAGTTTAGCCGATACGTTTGTTAAACTAATCAGTGAAAATTTCAATGACGGTCCTCGTAAGATCGACAAAGACATACGTGAAACATTCAAGTTTATAACATTTATAGTAAATGTAATGCAAGGGCAAGACCAGCCAACTCCTCACAGAGATAGTGCAGATCCGGGTAGATTCGCAGCATCGGTATATTTAAATTACAATGACGAATCTCACGGCGGTACAGCTTTTTATTCTGAAACCGGACAACAACTAGGATATGCAGAAATGGCTTTTAATAGATTGACATTATATAGACAAACTGATATTCACACAGCAGTAATGCAGCCTGATTGGTTTGTCGGAGATGCCTACAGAATTAATCAGATGATGTTTATTTAAATATGGAGGAAAAATGAACAATCAAACCCAGGGCCGAATTTACTCATTGTTTCCCACACCTTTATACACATATAAAACAGAAAGTACAGAATATGAAGAAATACAAGCCGAGATACAGACCGTGGTTGATAAACTGCACCTAGAAAATCGTTGGGGACCAAATCCATATTGGAATTCCAGCACTCATCACCTATCTAACCAAGGTAATTTTAACCAGTCTATTTTAAAAGACGAAAAAATGAGAGTGATCACCTCGTGTATTATGCATCATTGTTTTAATTATATGAGAATGATGGATGTTAAACCGCTGTACAAAGCAGCCATCGAAACCTCATGGCTTACACTAACTAAACCGGGTCAGTATGCTCATGTTCACGATCACGGTACTAGCCACGTCAGTGGAGTGTATTGGTTTAAAACAAATGGACAAGACGGTGATCTAGTTTTTAGAAATGCTCTTAAAGCATTAAAATGCAATCCAATTGGTAGTTCATATGCTCATGAAAACGCATTCGCTCCAGAACAAGGTAGATTAAGTTTGTGGCCTGGCTATTTAGATCACAGTGTTGGTGAAAATACAACCAATGAGGATCGTATTAGCTTGTCTTTTAATATTTTGTTAGAAACAGGAGCAACTAATTAATGTTATATATTTTCGGCGATAGTTTTAGTGTACCCGATGCACACAAGAATGAAGTTATTGGGCCTAAAGGTCTGATAACGTTCATGCCGTTAGAAAAGAATTGGACTAGGATTGTTAGTGAAAATATAATCGGGAATGATAATCATGTAAATGACGCTGTGCTCGGTTGTTCCAATGAGTATATTTTGCATACCCTAAGAACTCGCGAATCGTTATTTAAAACTGGTGACTGTGTTATAATACAACTTACTTCTTATTACAGAGAATGGTTTTTTGAAGATAAACCAGGCATGGCGAATTTCATAAATGCAAAATGGGTGCCAGGAGTTCATGTTACAAAAGAACAAGCCAAGGCATTGGAAATGTATCAACGACATTTGTATTCCGATCACCGTCTTTTGCTACACTATGATGCAATTCTTGATGCGATAACTTTTAGAACTATGCTATATGGACAACAAGGTATTCGATGTTTGATTCTGCCAGGGTTTCACACTGTCGCGGGAGTAGAAGGAACCCTGTTCAAAGCCTCAGGCTCTGAGTTTGACTCAGAGGAAACGGCTGCAAAATATCGTGCTGAAACCAGCGATCTGCGTTATAATCACTTTTCAGAAGTCAACCATAAAATTTTAGCAGACAAAGTTCTTAAGTTTTTTAACACCGGTGATCTTGTGGATCTCACAACGGAATTTAAAACTGGCATGTATACCAAAGATAATATCTAATGATGATACAACTTGAAGGATATCCGGTAAGTATTTCTCGATTGAATCCTGGAGATTTAAAAATGCTACAGGATCATTATCTTCCATTGATATTAAATGGCGAAGAAAATGAATACAAAGGCGAAGAAAGTAGGATTTCTAAGAATGCATCTCAACGCTGGAGTGATGCTGATTTTTTTAAAAAATGGAATGACACATTACTGCCTGCACCCTACATCCAGTCTTACATAGATTCCTTTATGTTTCAATTTCCTTATAAGGTTGAAATAGATACATGGTATAATGTGCATAATCAATATGATCATCAACAGTTGCATAATCATATAACAACAAATGTACCAGCATTTTCATGTGTGATTATACTAAAACAACCTAATGCAGATTCGGGCCAGCTGGTGTTTAGGACTCCTAGTCTATCAAATCATTTAAAATATCTAGAATTAGATCCGCAAGATCACTATCCAAACATATACAAGCCACCAATGGAGGAAGGGATATTGATAATATTCCCATCTTGCCTTGAACACTATGTATTCTATAACCAAACAGATGAATCAAGAGTTGTGTTTGCATCAAACATAGTGATAAAAAGACAAGGTAGCCTGTTCTAATGTCATCTGCTGTTATACCGTTTCCTATAAGTATTAAACCATTTGCGGAACATACTCAACTAAAACAACAAGTAATAGATGCTATTTCGAGACAAGATCAAGTAGAACACATGCTGGCATTTAACAGCGATATCATTAGATGTGATTGGAGTACATCCCGATGTGACGGCGAAAGAGAGTGGCTTAAAATTATAAATTATCCTCTGGCTGTTCATCTCAACGAATGGTGTAATACCATGGGCTATCAAACATTTGGCATTACAGAGATTTGGTTTCAACAGTATGCCACTGGAGGCAAGCATGCCTGGCACACTCATAGCAATAACTTTACCAACGTATATTATGTGCATTTGCCTGAAGGCAGTGCTCAAACAGAATGGATAGATCCTATAACGAAACATGTTCATTCATTTGATGTACGTGAAGGTGATATCATCACATTTCCTAGCTGGGTGATTCATCGAGCTCCAATTAATACTTCACAAGAAACTAAAACAATCATTTCGTGGAACATGGATGTATCAGTACAAGATCATGACGCGGCAGCAATCTACGGCTAATAGCGGAGAATTTTATCATGACTGAAAAATCACAGTACGAAGTAATAGATAATTTTTTAGATAAAGAATATTTTGATACAATAAAAAATACATTAACATCATTGGATATGAATTGGTTTTATAGAGACAATATGACATCGGACGATGAGAACGGTATGTGCTATTTTACACATAACTTCTTTTTAAAAAACCATGTTTATAGTCCTTACTTTAATTTGTTAGAACCATTTTTAGCTAAATTAAACATAGCTTCGTTAATAGAAGTTAGATCAAATATGACCATAAGTAACGAAGATAGATATGAATCTTCGTGGCACGTTGATAATTCTTATGAAAATTCTAAAACAGTTATATTATATCTAACCACATGTAATGCTAAAACGATGATAAATGTTGAAAACGAAATAATCGAGATTGATTCTGTTGAAAATAGGATACTAATTTTCGATACTAATATTTCTCATAAAATGAAAAGTGCAACAGATGCAAAAAGAAGAATTATTATTAATTTAAATTATATTCAAAAATGAAATTATTTGGTAAAATAGAAAAAGGTTGGGGACACGAAATAATATTTTCCTCCACCGATCAATACTGTGGAAAATATCTAGTGTTCGCCAAGACTGGCAACAAGTTCAGTATGCATTATCATCTGGTTAAAGATGAAAGCTGGAATGTCAATCAAGGTCGTTTTTTATTGAGATACATAGACACAAAGACTGCCACGATGCAGGAAAAAATCTTAAACACTGGTGATAATTGGCATAATCCTGCAGGATTACCACATCAACTTGAAGCGTTAGAAGACAATTCAATCATAGTTGAAGTAAGTACTCCTGATTCAGTAGAAGATAATTTTAGAATATTTTCCGGAGATAGTCAACGATGAATTTTATTGAAGAGTACCCAAACGCATTTCCCAAAGACTACTGTGAAATTATCATAAAAAGATTTGAAGATATGGTCAAAATGGGCCAACATCTCACAGAAAATAGCATGATGAAAAATCAGGACGATCGAATATTTTTTGATTGGGCATTTCACAGTCAACAAAATTTCAGCGTAGATCCTGACCTGTGTTCTTTCTTTTATAAAACCCTAAACAAGTATTATATAGAACAGTATTTTGAAAAATATCAGAGTCTTGGATTTTGTTTTCAACACACACCCAAGGGCATGAGCGTACAGAGAACCGGCCCGCGCCAAGGTTACCATGCGTGGCATTGTGAAAATGCAGATCAATCATCAGCCAATAGAATTCTAGCCTATACATTGTATCTCAATGATATTGAAGAGGGCGGCGAAACAGAATTTCTTTATCAAGGCCTTAAGATTAAACCAGAAACTGGCAAATTAGTTATTTGGCCTGCCTATTTTACTCACCCTCACAGAGGGAATCCCATATATAAGGGTTACAAATACATTATAACCGGGTGGTATTCATTGGATCACTAGTATGTCTACAATAATAGTTAACGGCACATTTGATATTTTGCATCCTGGGCATGTTGCTATGTTGAACACAGCCCGTGGTCTAGGAGATTATCTTGTTGTATGCATCGATACAGACAGAAGAGTTCGAGAATTAAAAGGCGAAAGCCGTCCGATCAACACCCAGATTGATCGTAGAGTGATGTTACAAAATTTAAAAGCTGTTGATATTGTAGAATTTTTTGATAGCGAAGAAGAACTAATAGCATTAATCAAGCTGTACAAACCAAGTGTGATGGTCAAAGGCAGTGACTATCGTGGGCAACGCATAGTAGGCGAAGCACACGTACCAAAGGTATTATATTATGACAGAGTCAGCGACTATTCAACAACTAAAACAATTCAGGATATTACTAATAGGTGACAACTGTCACGACATTTACACCTACGGTTATGTAAATCGAATCAGTCCCGAAGCACCGGTTCCCGTCTTTGAACCGCACTATACCATTCACAAAGATGGCATGGCAGGCAACGTGTGTAAGAATCTAGAAGCATTAGGATGCACAGTTAACTTTCTACACGGCAAATCCAGCGAAAAGAATAGATTAATTGATGCACGTACCAAGCAACAATTATTGCGTATGGACAAAGATGTTGCCAGCGAACCCATCACATTTGAAACCGCAATACCGCCTGGATATGATGCCATTGTAATCAGTGACTACAACAAAGGCACAGTGACCTATGAACTTATTGAAGAACTAGTTAAAGTAGCCAACGTGCCCATCTTTGTAGATACAAAGAAAACGGACTTGGAAAGACTAGCAGGATGTTATGTTAAGATTAATGCATTAGAAAAAAGTCGTGCAACAAGTTTACCTGACCCAGAACAGTTGATTGTGACACACGGTGGCGACGGTGCAGAATGGAATGGTTGGGTATATGCCGCTGAAATTGTAGGCGATGTAACTGATGTGTGTGGTGCTGGAGATACATTTTTAGCAGCATTAGTATATGAGTTTTTGAAAACTGGACACATGCCCGATGCTGTTAAGTTTGCAAACAAAGCATCGTCGATCACAGTACAACATATTGGAGTCTATGCTCCTAGACTAGAGGAAATCACATGATTATACTAACTGGTGCTGGCGGATTTATTGGCAGCGTGGTATTAGGATACTTAAATTCTCAACAAGTCATCGATATTATCGTAGTCGACGATCTGCCTTATCAAAATCAGTATAAAAATCTCATAGGTAAACAGTACAAAAAACTTGTTTCTATGGATGACATCGAATCGATTGATGAAGATATCACTGGAGTTATACACATTGGTGCCAACGCCAATACTCTAGAAAAAGACTGGAGTTCAATTTATACAACGAATGTTAAATCTACAAGGAAATGGAATGCATTTTGTAAACAACGCAAAATACCTTTTATTTTTACTTCTAGCGCATCGGTGTATGGCAACGGCTCTGGCCCGATGAATCAATACGCATTTAGCAAACTACTTAGTGAAAATGAAGTGGAAGGAGTTGTCCTTCGATTGTTCAATGTGTATGGGCCTAACGAGTATCACAAAGGCAGAATGGCTTCTACAATTTTACATTGGTTTGATCAAATCAAAGAAACTGGGGAAATAAAGATATTCGAAAATAGCAAGAATTATTTTAGAGATTTTATATGGGTCGAAGATATAGCAAAAACCATACATCATTTTATGTTTGAAAATTATCAACCCGGAATTTATGACCTCGGCAGCGGGTCCAGCATGGACTTTGAAACTGTAGCAGATCTTGTAATAGCTAATACAAACAAAGGTAAAAAAAGATTTGTAGATATGCCCGATGATCTTAAAAAACAGTATCAAATAAATACATTAGCTGATACGAAATTGTTAACAAAATCAGGGGTAGATGTCAAAAGTTTCACCAAAGTGCATGAGGGCATCGCAACATACATAGATTATTTGGCTAAAGATCGTTATTACTAATTTGAATAAATAATAATATGGCAAAGATACCAGTACTTGACGCAGTAAGAATCATACCCAGAGAAGCGGATTTTCTTGATAGAAGATCTGGAAATCGCGGTGAAATTTTCATCGACGACGACATCGGTACCCTGCGGTTGTACACTGGAGAAATTGGTGGAATCAACCTTCTCAAAGACGATCTTTCTAATATTTCATCAGCAGCTCTTAATAAAAACGTAAATTTTGGTACAGGTACTGTTACGGCTACCCAATTTATCGGAGCAGGAATCGGTGCTGTACTAGGAGATACTCCCCCAACGGCTGCTGCCGGAACCATTTGGTTTAACACCAGCACGGGTAAATTGTATATCTATTACAATGATGGCACTAGCCTGCAGTGGGTTCAGCCCATGACTCCTAGTGTTGGAGGCGGTAGTGGAGGCGGTAGTGGTAGTGGCACAGTGAATAGCGGTTTAGCAGGCAAAATTGCTTACTATCCCAGTGCTGGCACAACAGTAGATGACTTGTCTACTATTGGTTGGGCTGATAGCACACTTAGTATTACCGGCGCGATCAGTGCGACCGCTCAGAAAAACTATATGAGATTTCATTGGGACACCCTTGCTGATCTCAACAACGAAGCTAATCCAACTACATGGCATGGCATGCTTGCTCATGTGCATGCTACCGGACGTGTATATGTAGCACATGCAAGTGCCTGGGTTCCGTTGGCCAATTTCTCGGATGTCGGAGTCACTGGACTCTTGGCTGGCAATAACGTAACTGTATCAAACAATAATGGCGTGTACACTATAAATGCTGTGACCGGCAGTGGCGGCGGCGGTATTACACTAGAAGATGCTCAAGACGGGGCTGCTTCGTTATTTGCAACTGGTACACATACTGGTATTAGTTTTAGTTACAATGATGTAAGCAATACTATTTCTGCAACAGTTGGCGGAATTGTTCTAGGAACCAGTACCTCGGGCAACTATGTTGCCAGCGTACAATCCGGCACAGGCATCACAGGCGGATCAGCAGGATCAGCAGGATCAACTCTTACGTTGGCCATTGATACCACAGTGGTTAGTACATTAACAGGTGCTCAGACATTAACCAATAAGACCATAAGTGGCGCATCGAATACTATTACCAACATTGGCAATAGTGCATTGACCAACAGCAGTATTACAATAAATGGTACCAGTGTTAGCCTTGGTGGTACTGTTTCAATTTCTTCTGCATCTACTTTAGACGGATTAACCGATGTAACTATTACTACCCCAAGTCTTGGTCAAGTATTGAAATATAACGGTTCAGCTTGGATCAATGATGCAGACGCCACAGCCGGCGGTGCTGGCGCTGGCACAGTTACTACTGTATCTGTTGTCTCTGCAAATGGATTTACCGGCTCTGTAGCTACTGCTAGTTCAACACCTGCAATTACCATCGCTACCAGTATCACTGGATTATTAAAAGGCAACTCTACTGCTATATCAGCCGCGGTATCTGGAACTGACTATCAAGCACCTATTGGAACGATCAGTGGCATTGTCAAAGGCAATGGAGCAAATGCTCTCACAGCTGCCACAGCCGGAACCGATTATCAATCACCTATTACATTAACCACCACTGGTTCAAGTGGCGCAGCTACTTTTATTGGCAACACTTTGAATATACCAGAGTATTCAGGAGGCGGTGGCTCCACTGCATTGTCAAGTGTTACAGAAGTTTACACTGCAGGGCTCACAGTTGATCAGTTCTATCTACCGGCAATTACGAGATTAAATGTCACTGCCAATGGTTCTGTTGCCTATAGATTTGATCAATACGGCACCACAGATGACCCTACGATATATGCCATCAATGCTACTACCATAGCATTTAATTTATCCGGAGCTGCCGGGCACCCTTTCTTGATACAGGACAACACCGGCACAAATTATAGCACTGGGTTAGTACACGTTGCCACTGATGGGTTAGTTAGTACAGGATCAAACGCACAGGCAAAATCATCAGGAACATTGTATTGGAAGATTCCGGATAGTATTAGCGGCAACTACAGATATCAGTGTGCTTCTCATGCTCCTATGGTAGGCACCATCACAATCAAGAATTTTGCTACGATATAACCAATAAATACGAATAATAGGATAATATATGGCCATTAATTTTCCAAGCAGCCCAGCAGTAAATGACATCATAGCGGTGGGAGCTGATACATGGAAGTGGAGCGGAACAACATGGGAAGTGCAACCGATTGTATCTCCTAGTTTCAGCGATATCACAGCTTCCGGGACCATCACAGGAGATTTAGTCGGCGATGTCACTGGCAATGTCACTGGTACTGCATCAAGTTTACAGACTGGACGACTCATAAATGGTGTTAGTTTCGACGGTAGTCAAAATATAACTGTACCTGCTGCTGCAGGAACATTGACTGGCCCAAATTTATCTGCAACAGTGATTCAATCCAATTTAACAAGTGTGGGCACATTAACTTCATTGACTGTGACTAATAACATCACAGCTAATGCTAATGTTGTAATCAACCAGACTCCGCAATTACCAACACATGCTACCAACAAACGTTACACAGATTCTAGAGCGATTGCTTTTTCAGTGGCACTAAGTTGAAACAAGGACAACAATAAATGGCAAAGAAACAGTTAAGCAATTATAAATTTTTTCCTGGAGTGGTGCCCCCTGCCTACGGCCAGTATCCAAACGCAGTGGCGTTGATCACTTCCAACAAGAATTTTATAATAGAAGAAGCCAACCAATATATCAAAGATCAAATAGCTGCCAACGTTGCTAATACTGGCAGTTTCTGGTATGGTTATGTTTACAATGCTACAAGAGAATTGAAATGTAAAAGAGACATAGAATATGTATTAGATGGGTATATCTATGATCTTACTTATGGCGGAAATTCTCTAACCTATGCCAACGCTTCACGATACTATATCAATGGTGTGTTGCAGGTAGTATCAGGCGCAGTTGAAGTTGATGTGCAAACTGCGATTAGAACACAGATCAATGATATAATCCTACCCAACGAAGCTGATTCATCGGTGTTGAATCTTGTAGGCGAATCTCAAGTTCTACTAGGTGTTACTGCAGAAGCTGGTGCATATTCTGCATTCCTTGCCCTGTCCAGCATTATCATCGACGTAATTGGTGTAGGACTTAGTACACTACCTGCTCCAGTAGCACCCGATAGTCAAGGCGGCGGCCTACTATCCAATGCTGTTTATCTTTTTGAAGCAAACAAACGATTTATACAAGAAGAAACTATTGCGTATATCCAATATAATGTTGATAATAATATTTCACCTTATGCGAATTACACATACAATGCAGAAAAGTGCAGACGAGATGTTAGTTACATTTTAGAAGGTTATCTCAGCGACTTGAAAAAAGGCGGTAATAGACAGACCTATTTCAATGCAGAAAAATATTGGGAAAACGGTGTTGCACAGGTAGATGGTGATCGTCAACCTGAAATATACGCACATACCTTTATTAGAGATCTAATAGACAACTTTATTTGGGCAAATGTGGCATTTACAGCTAGACAGATTCTAGTTAGTCAAGTTCGCGATCTGTCCTATACAGTAGAGCAACCATCACAGACTAGGTTAAAAGAACTCAGTAATATCGTGCTGGACGTAATTGAATTTGGAATTTCGAGATTGCCGACCAAGATCAGCAATCGCGGTTACGTCAAAGTACCCGGCTTTTACAAACTCAAAGATCTACTACTGATCACTAACAGTTCGCGTAATATCATCATGTATAATTTTGCTGATGATAGTTTAGCTGCAGAAATTACCTATTCAGAAAATTATGATGACAGTTTTCCAGGAGCATTATACGGTGTAGATAAAATCACCACCATAACGCTTGACATAGATACCAGTGCCATGATGGTCACTGACAACATACAGATTTTTGTTGAGGCCAAAGAACAGACAGTGCGTATGAACTCCATAGCCACTGATGCCATGGAAAGACAAAAAGTAGGTATTCCGCAAAGCATGTTGGACGCTGACTTTGAGTATGGACTTCAACCTACCAAGTGGCAGGCCATTGCATTGATGCGCAACTACCCTAGCATCTACGAAATACCAGGATCTGACATTCCTGTAACCAATGTAACCACAGATGCTAGTTCAGGCACCGGCGGAATAGGTGCGAGTCTTATCACAGTGACTACTACAGCTGCTCACGGATTAGCTGTTAATGACCCTATAACCATTAAAGCTCTAAGTAACAGTGTGCAGGGTTTTAGTCGATCTGAAGGAAGTTTTTTAGTTGCGGTAGTAGGATCACCAACACAGATATCTTATTATGCCAAAGCCAAAGTAGGAACCACCAACGGCGAAGTATTGGCCAGCACCTATACACAGTTAAGAAAAGGCGGCTTTTACACTGGCTCTGCTGTGGGATCTCCTAGTTTCGCCGTGGCAGCAAGCGGCAGTTCAGGAACCATAACTACCAGTTTGATCACACCTATCAGCAGCACAACAATTGGATTTAGTTCGGGGAATCCACAAATCGGCGCACCTATAAGCGGCGCTGGAGTTAATGCTGGCACACAGATCACAGCAGTTACAGGATCTGGCGGTGCAGCAGCATCGACTACTCTTATTTCCAATGCTGATATTGGTGATACTACCATAGATGTTACCAGTACCACAGGCATTGGCCCCGGACTGGTGTTTGATCGTGGTAACGGACAGGCATTAAGAGTAACAGATGTTACAGGCAACACAGTTACTCTTAGTGGAGCATTGACTTCAGCAATCGTAGGCACAACTAAAACCTATACTGGTCTCACACAAAGCGCCACTTCTGGATCAGGTTCTGGAGCACAATTCAGCATATCAAGAAGTCCTACGTACAGTGTCACAGTGACTACTCCGGGCGAAGGGTATGTAGCCAATGATACTGTAACTATTCTAGGCGCTACTCTAAATGGCGCTACTCCTGCGAACAATGCAACCATTACTGTGACTTCAGCCTCGCCATTAAATGTGGTTGCAACACTTGGTGCAATTACCCTAGGAGGCACAGGATATTTGACTGCTGCTGGAGAACCTACAACCAGTGGCGGTTCAGGCACAGGACTTACAGTAAACACCACTGCGTCAGCTGGAATTATCACAGCTGTTACTATTAACCAAGGTGGCAGCGGCTACGCAGCCAACGAAGTTATCACTGTAGGCGTTGCTGGTCGTGTCAGCACTGCTGACACAATAGTAGCAGGCACGGGATATACCACTGCCAGTGGATTATTAACTACGGGCGGCACTGGCACGAACATCACGGTAAGTATTGTTGACGATGGCTCCGGCGGCATTGCTTCAGTCACAGTCACTAGTCCGGGATCCGGGTACACTATTGGCGATACACTAACAGTGGTACAAAGCGGCGGTGCTGGCGGCACATTTGATGTAGCTACCCTACATGCTCAGGCACAACTCACAGTGGCTACAGTGACTCCTGGCGGTGTAATTCAATCTGCCACTGTGGCAGGTACAGCGATTACAGCCCCTACAAAAAACTTTATCAGTGCGTTTACCATCACTGAACCGACTACTGCTCAAATAGCCAGCGGTAATACCGGTATTACATTCTCAGCTATTTCTACTATACAAGCCACATTTGCCACAGCGCATGGGTTTGTACCAGGTAACACTATTACGGTACAGATCACAAGTGCAGGTGCCAATGCTCAATTAGCAGCTGGTGCTTACTTTGTAGAAAGTGTACCTTCTCCGACCACTTTACGTTATACAGCTAGAGCTGCTGGTACCATAGACAACACTTTAGTCGGACAAGTATATGGTAGACCAGATTCGTTCTTCATACACAGACCATTTGACGGCGGTGTGCAATTAGGCACAGCTGGCCCAGCACACGGTTCTACTGCTATACGTATGAGTAAAAAATACATACGTTATCAATCAGGCAAGGGTGTTATGTATAACACTGGTGCTCTATTTGCTCCTAGTTACGATATACGTTCAGTTACTGCCACAGGCACAGCAGTAGGCAGCATCATTACTATAATCAATGATGATACTGATCATGGATGTCAAGTCGGAGGTGTTATCACAATTAGCGGTGTTACTACTCCTGGATATAATGGCACTTACACAGTTAGTAATATAACCAATGAAAGACAATTAAGTTTTGTAGCCACGCAGACCTTGGGCAGTGCAACCCCGGTATTAGGTAGTCCTTGCTTGATGAGTGTAAAGAATTGGCATGGTTCTACTATTCGAGCAGGTATATTTGATGATCAGAACGGCATGTTTTTCCAGTATGATGGTATAAGAATGGCAGTTTGCAGAAGAAGCAGCACATTCCAAATTGCAGGTACTATCAGTATCAATGCAAATGCCAACACAATAACAGGTAACAACACTCGATTCACAGAACAATTAGCATCAGGTGATAGGATTGTCATCCGTGGTATGACTCACGTGGTTTCCAGTGTGACTTCAAACACATCAATGACTGTGACTCCGGATTGGCGCGGTGTTAGCAATGTCAACAGTGTCAAGATAACCAAAGTTGTGGATACTCTAGTGCCTCAAAGCGAATGGAACTTAGATACCATGGATGGATCTGGGCCCAGCGGATATAACATAGACGTAACCAAGATGCAGATGATCAGTATACAGCACACATGGTATGGTGCTGGATTTATTGATTTTATGATGCGAGGCCCAGACGGCAACTATACATTTGTGCATAGATTCCGTAACAGCAACGTGAACTTTGAAGCTTACATGCGTACAGGTAACCAACCGGTGAGATATGAAGTGATCAACGAAGGCTTCAAAGGCAGATTGTCAGCAGCAATGAACAACAGCCAGACCACAATACCTATGAGTGCAGACGACTTGTTTTGGTTTCCAAATTCAGGAACTGTGTATATAGATAATGAGTTGATTAGCTTCACTGGTAACAGTGGCTCAGCGTTGACCGGTTGCACTAGAGCCACTACCCTAAATCAATTTGTAGCGGGCTCGTCTAGAACTTTCAGCGCAGGCACAGCTGCCAGTCATGTTATACGCAGTGGTGTGGTATTGGTCTCCAACACAGTGACTCCGATCATCAGCCATTGGGGTTCAGCATTTATGATAGACGGACAATTTGATTCAGATCGTGGTTATATCTTTAACTACGCTGCTACCGGTCTATCAGCATCGGTTGACAAAGTCACTGCTTTCTTGATTAGACTAGCACCCAGCGTGAGCAATGCGCTAATCGGTGATCTTGGAGAAAGAGAACTGTTGAATCGTGCGCAGTTGTTATTGTCGAGTCTTTCTATTACAAGTGACACCGTTGCTGGCGGAGGAGCCATTGTTGTTGAAGGAGTTTTGAATCCAATCAATTATCCTATAAACCCAGCTAATATAACCTGGGGAAGTTTGATCACACAAGCTGCTGGTGGACAACCTAGTTTTGCACAAGTAGCAAGTGGTGGTTCTGTAACATGGAGCGGTAACGTTACCACTACTACTTCAACAGTACAGGGAGCATTTAGTACCACACTTACATCTCCTGGTCAGGCAGCAGTTACCAACGCACTCACAGCAAGATCATTCAATGCTATTACTCAGACGCTAACAGCCGCAAGTTTTGGACAGACGGTCTCAGCTCAGGGATTCAACAACCCTCAGCCCTATGGTAATAGTGCCTATGTCAGCGCGGTTAGCACCGCACGTAGCGATGTATTGATTACAAACATACAATTTGATGGATTAGTGAATCCCATAGAAGTTGGAGATTTGATCGCTGGCACTGGTGTTAACAGCACCGTCCAGTCAGTGACTAGAGCCTATTTGGGTGGAGCATACACAAGAATTGTTCTTAACAATTTACCAACAGTAACAAGTACACCAGGTAATGGACAAAACGTTACATTGACAATTAATCCTGCAATATATAACAGATCAATTTCAACTACTCGACAAGATTTCTTGATCACACAATCAGCATATACAGCGTTAACATCCACGCTGTTTGTAGGCGACACACTATCCGGCGCCGGCATAACCGGCGGTACTACTATTTCAGCGATCACACCGAGCTACATAACCCTAGCAGGTACTGTCTATGCTAGAATTGTTATGTCTGTAGTCGGCGGTAGCAACAGCGTATTACCAACCAGCAATGGCTCCAGTGCTGTCACAGTCACAGTGACCAGCAGCCAAGCCGCAAGATTCAACACAGCGTTATCCACAAGTAGAAATGATTTCCTTGTAACGCAGGCAGAGTATGAAGGAACAACTATTGCTGTTTCGGATGTGTTGACTGCTGCAACAGTGCTCACAGGCGGACAAACTATTTCAAGCATAACACCGAGTTATGTTACATTGAGTGGAACAGCATATGCAAGAATAATCATGAGCGCAAATGCCACAGCATCTAGCACTTCCGGCTCTGGCAATAACGTGTCAGTGACCAGTACCAGCGCGATCACAGCTGCCTATGGTTCAGCTATATCATCTACAAGAAGTGATTTTTTAGTCGCCGATAGTAATGCTATAGGATCTGGAATAGCTGTCAATGATGTACTGAGTATTTCGAGCCAAGGCGCTACTTTGTCTACTGTGGCAATTACAGGATCAGCAGGTCAATTTAGTTGTGCATCGACATATCTTGCTGTTGGTATGAACGTTGTAATTAGTGGCACTTTTGGTGGCGGCGGATCTATTACTGGCTACGCAAATCCTACAACCTATAGGATTTCTGTCACTAATGGATCAACGACATTTACATTAACTACCACAGGTGGTTCTGCTATTACTACAGGTGCGGGCACACCAACAGGACTAACTTATACTCTGCAGACATTTATCACTGGTGGCCAGACTATTACCAGTATCACTCCTAGTTATGTTACAATCAGTACAATTCCTTATACCAGGATTGTGATGAGTGGCAATGCCAACCTTACATCCGGAGCAGGTTCTGCTAACAGTGTAGTTGTTACGATCACAGCTGCACTATCTGCAGCTTCATACGTGAATAAAAACTATTTGTTCTTTACATCGGGATCTTGGTTAGCCAGTAATGCAGGAGTCAGTACCAAATTGGCTACTAGTAACACACAGTTTGCAGCTGGATCTAGTATAACAGCAGTGGAATCAAGAACCTTCGGAGCTACCACAGTTTACAGAGTGGTGTTTAACCAATCAGCTAATACCACTATTGCGTCTGGTGCTACTATCACATGGCAATTTGGTGCACAATATGCACTGCCAGGTGAGCAGGTATTCTCCTTTATTGCCAACCCCGGTAACACTGAACGATTGGATCTAGATGCGTTGAAAGAACTCACCAGTACGGCCATTGGCGGACGAGGTACATTCCCCAACGGTCCAGACGTATTGGCTATTAACGTGTACAAGGTTGCAGGATCAGCTACGCCTGTAAACGTTATTCTACGTTGGGGCGAAGCACAGGCGTAAAGATATTAGCGTAGTAGATGCACCATTGCAATTAAAAACGTTGAAAGTATTTAATTGCGTGGTGCTTGTAACCAGTCTTTGATCCTGGTTTCTAATCTTTTTCTTATAGTTATAATATCCTGCTTCATTTCGTCGCCCATGGTAGGCAGCTGTCGACTGTAGATCATCTCCATGTGCATGCTATCTAATTTTTTTATTTCTGCAATTAGTTTGTTCAGCAGTTGTTGAGATTCCTGTTTGGCTGCACCGTCAGGCATGCTATCAATAGCGGTTCGATATTTTGTACAGTCCTCTTGAAATCTACTGGATCTTTGTAATAGATTTGACATTTTCTAACTCCAATATGGTTTCTATTTTTACACGTATTACTTGATTATTTAATGTGGTGCGCAGGCCTGAATGAAGTTGTTTCGGTAAACTGTCCAAATCACTCCAACAAATAGTTTTTGATGCTAGAGTTAAAAACTCCTGTTCTACCACACACACGTATGTGCCGTATTCAAAGCCACGATCTTCGGACATATACAGTTCAATAGGCACGATCCGACCCTGTGCATATTGAGTTAGCAGCACCTGAGAATCTTCTAAGAGACTGGCGCTACGCTGGAATGTAGGCACAGTCCATCGTTCTGCATCTAAGATCAGAAGAATCCTACCTGTGTTTTTTGCTAAAAATAGTAATCCGGCACGCTGTTGCATGCAGATACTTATCCGCCAGCAGTCTTGAAGTCCCACTCTCCTGGCATATACTCACCTTCAAAGGCCTTGAGCCATTGTGAGCTGTCCCATTTGTATTTGATACCAGTGCGGATATTTTGGATATGTGTGGCCGAAAATTCCTCGCCTACAATATCTGCGGCTTCTATGGTATTGTCATCTGGATCCCATATTGTGACCCAGGTGCTGCCATCCCACTCTACAATGGAATTGGCCTTGATAACAGGATCTGTACCATCTTGATTTTCCCAGCTAGAGTCGTTGTTGCTGGGATCTCTCCAGGCTTGAGGTCCTCTATATGGAATTTTAGTGCTGTCTGCAGGATTAGAAGGAAGATTTATAAATCCTCCACGGTTCTCGCTGTTGTTGACATCATCTAACATTAGGAATCGCAACCCCAGTGGTATCTGTGCATGTGATCCATAGACCTCTAACGGATTATACTTGTAAGGATCTATGATAGCATCTACGGTGCCTCTAGCAGCAATACCTACAATACTGCTGGCAATATCGTCATTGGCTGGATAGGTATCTGCGTCAAGAGTCACAGTAAGCACAGTGGCATCAAGAGGATTGATCACAAAGGTTCCTACAATTTCATAGCCACTAGCCTTCTTGAAAAACACTTCGCTACCTGGAACATATCCGCCTTGGACCTCTAGAATTGTTGACCATTCTACCGGTTCGCCATTTTTGTATTCTCGTTGATCTAGCCCTAGGTTCTGCACAGCATCTGTAGGATTGACTATGGTTAGATCATATTGATTGTCATTGACCACACCTGTGTTGGATTTGAACAGCAACACTCTGTAATTACCATAGGTTTTTGTAATAAGTGAAGTGTTCGGCTGTGCAGTATTATATATGAGATCTGAAAGATTTATCACATCACCTTCATCTGTAAACACATTAGCCACGATGCTTTGAACTATACCAAGTTTTTTCACCTTGGCTGGCGGAGATATGAAGACCGGCATTTCAAATTCTAGACTGCAGATGTCTATATCTGATTCAGCACCCTGTGGAATGGTTCTACTAGAAAAATTAGTGCTAGTGAGATACATGGCACTGAGACTGGTCCAGTCGATGTAGTTATCAGTGGTCTGTAATTCCAAGCTGGGATTAAACAGCACTATGATCTGTTCTAACAATTGCAGTTTCTGATCAGTGTTTGTTGTCCATAGATCAGCTTTCATGGTCAGCTTGAATGGTGTGGGCATTAGTCTTTCCACAGTATAGCTGCCGCCCTGTGCACCGGAGTATTCCCTAGTGCCATTGGCATCTGTGAACCTACGTTCACGAATATGTATCTTTGAAACAAATGTAGGGTCGCTGAGCCTCGAAGTGTCCATTTCGATGCCTGTGATATAACAGGCAATCCTTGGCACCGTAGGCATTTTATTTTCAGAGTTTTCCTTGATAATACTTGCTACCTGCCTAGACAAATCACCATACATCACAGGTATCTGTTTCTGCTCGCCATCCCCCGCTTGGTACTTGAATCCAATAAACACACGCATGAACTGCGTGACATAGCGTCTTATCTGTCCGTCGTAATGAAAATCCATTATAGGTCTGCCTCAGGTCTAAGAGCCTTACTGAGACTCTGTTTTTCTTTTACTGTTTGTCCGTCTATGGTGTTCACAGTGGTATTGTTAATAAATGTGGCCTTCTGTGTCTGTCGCACATCCTTGCCTGCAAAAGTATTTCCAGCAGCAACATCACTGGCGCCTAGATTGCTCATAGTCGTTCGAACATTGTCTTCGAACTTGCGCCATCTTGTGCCATCAAATCTAAACAGTCTGTTAGGTAGATAATCTGTGCGTAGTGCAAACTGTCCATTCACAGGATTGTTCGGAAACGATATGCCTGCGGTAAACGGAGCTCCGTTAGGGGGCACACCGTCTTTGGTAAGATACCCTTCATAGCCATCTCCGTCTGATGGTAATATCACTGAGCTAGCAGTCTGCCCAACGTATATCGCATTACCGGCTGTGTCGTATAGTAGATTACCTGCTTCGTCAGTGGCCTGTGTTTGTGCATCCACTGTCACTGACTCTGCATCTACACTAGCTAATTCTATGTTACCGTCTGTGGTACGTTGCAGGGTATAGTACTTGCTGGTATCATAGCCGCTGCGTGGTACATCTGCTTCTGCTTGATTCAATACCGCAGCAGTGATCTGCATTTCTTTTTCATAGGTACTGACTACGTCTCGTAAGGTATCTGCTAATGCATAATATGTGGTACTAGGAGGAGCAACACCTGTTACTTCTTGTATGACTTGATATTTTTTTCCATTGGCAGCAAGTACAACATCATCAGGATAATACGTGATGTTGGCATTATAAGCGCCTTTGTAGAATTCTCTATCTGCAATGTCGTCTAAGATCTGTTTAAATTCTTGACTATCTACCAATGGCTTGCACTTGGCACGATATAAATGTGGATACCATGTGACTGAAAATCCTTCGGCTGCTCTGCTGACTTCTTCTATCACGAAGAAACGTTTCAAGGCAAATGTGAGATCATTCAACGCATATTCATCTTTAAGATGCGGTAATTCTATCACATCGCCTGCTATGATTTTACGACCTAATTTTTCTACAGTATCAGTGATATGAAACGTGATAAAAATAGTGTCATTTTGTAGGAATAGTCCAAACTGGCTGAGGTTAAAATCTATGTCGCTGATATTATAAACACCACGCATCAGATACACATCGGGATCGTACTTGCGATCTCGATTTTCTAAAAATAGTAGGTCCTGGATGTTTGCCACATTATCGCTGGTATAATTAGGAGTACTTGGAGTATCGCCCTGTATGGATGCACCGGGCCCGATGTATCTGTGTACCAGCACATCTGTTCCGCCGACTTGGAACATTTCCCAGGCGGATCTATCTATAAAGCGGAAATCGTTGCCCTTTTCGGGTCGGTATAAACTGAGTCTTGGCATAGTCATATATTTACCGCTACGATAAATACTCGTATGAGCACATCAGACCAAGCCAAAAATTCTGTTTACAACTACTGCAAAGCCATGCTAGGCGATGGTATGGTAGACGTAGAACTAGACCCTATACATTACGACACAGCACTTAATCGTGCTCTAGCAGTTTTCCGTCAGCGTAGCGATAATGCTGTAGAAGAAAGTTATGCGTTTTTAACCCTTACTGAGAGCACCAACGAATATATACTACCTAAAGAAATACAACAGGTACGTCAAATATTCCGTAGATCAGTGGGATCAAGAACTGGTAACGGAACCGGTGGTACAGTATTTGAGCCATTCAATCTAGCATATTCAAATACCTATCTTTTAAGCTCAACAAACATGGGCGGCTTACTAACCTATGAATTGTTTAGCCAGTATCAAGAGCTGGTAGGCAAGATGTTTGGCTCATTTATTAACTTTACATGGCATCCACAGAGCCACAAGCTGATCATACATCAACGTCCTCGAGGCGAAGAATCTGTAATGCTACAGGTATACAACAGTCGACCCGATTTTGCTATTGTCGATGATGTGTATTCTGGACAGTGGATCAAGGACTATGCATTGGCCAACTGCAAGATGATGCTAGGACAGGCCCGAAGCAAGTTTGGACAGATTGCAGGCCCACAAGGCGGCACACAGCTCAATGGCACAGCATTGATCACAGAAGCTCAAACCGAGATGGAAAAACTCACCGACGATCTGATGAAATTGGTTCCCGGCGGCAGCGGCTATACCTGGATAACTGGTTGACCTTATAACTAATCTATATTATAATTGTTCTAAAGGGGACAATTTATGATTATAGGTGTATGTGGTTTTATAGGCTCGGGCAAAGACACCGTGGCCGATTATCTAGTTAATTTTCACGAATTTCGCAGAGAAAGTTTTGCTTCAACTCTCAAAGATGCTGTAGCTAGTGTGTTTGGATGGGATCGAACCATGCTGGAAGGACGCACAGCACAGGCTCGCGAGTGGCGGGAACAAGTAGATCCTTGGTGGGCAGAGAGACTAGACATGCCTACACTAACTCCTAGATGGGTTCTACAATACTGGGGTACAGAAGTCTGTCGTAGATCGTTTCACGACGACATCTGGATTGCTTCATTGGAAAACAAACTACGCACCAGCAAAGACCACATAGTTATCTCAGACTGCAGATTCCCCAACGAAATCAAATCAATTAAAGATGCAGGCGGTCAGATTGTTTGGGTACAGCGTGGTGAGTTGCCCGAATGGTATGAAGATGCTATCAGTGCTAATCAGGGCAACAACGTGGGTCTTAATGCCATGAAGATGCGAAAAATACATGCATCGGAATGGGCATGGCTGGGCAGTGATTTTGACAGCATTATTAACAACAACAGCTCTATCGATGAGCTTTATGAACAAAGTGCAAATCTAGTAGTCGGCCACAAGATCGCCCTGCCTCCAAGTGATGCCTTCTTTGCCTAAGACAGCAGCACAGTTTAAGCATATAGTTTTGAGGTTATTGGGCCTACAGTTGTTGAGATTTTCATCTATGTGGAACACACGAAATACCTCTGTGTGTTGAGATCGACATCCACATTTTTCACACACGGTTTTGGGTTTGTATCCTGCACGTTGCCAACGAGGAATATGCGCACCTGCACCGTGTGATAAACAAATTTCACACAGTGTTCTATAGTAGGTACGGGTGCCTTTGTAATAATTAATGGCTCTAGGTCGCTGTGCGCAGGCCTTGCATAGTGGTCGCATTTGATATTTACCCTTTTAGACCCCTTTTGTTCGGCACCTAACTTGCTGTTTTTGGAATAGTATGCTAAATATTATGAGCAACTATTACCAGGAGAATAGGCGATATGGCACTAACATC